TGTTTTTGTACGGATGGCCCACTGGCAGGTCGGCCTGTGTGCCCCACTTCCAAGCTAAATAGCCTTCGAGTTTCTGACGGTCTGTGGTGGACAACGTGGTCGGCACGACTAACACTTCGTTTATAGCGCCAGCAAAAGCGGAGTTGTTGTTACTGTTAGCTGATCCGCCAATTGCAGGTGGGCTGATATTTTGAATGAAATCCGCTATTATGGCAGAACCGACACTACTGGCGTTAATGTAGAGAACGTGATTGTTACTGGTGCGCGTAACTTCAACAATGCTGCGCGTGTTTAGCGGAACTGTTGTAGATGACGCAACAATATTAGCGCCATTCCGCCAATACCGCAAGTTTCCAGCCGTGCTTATTTGAAAAATAAAATCAGCCGATACTCCATAAAGGTGCTGAGAAATAATTTCAGAACCGAATGCCGAAGTTCTTGCTGTCGGCGCTACTACTGCAAGTATTGCAAAATCGCCAGTTCCGTATCCAAAACTTCCAGTGCTGCGAGTAAGTGCGTCGTTTGCGCCATCAAACGTAATGTTTGGGTTTGAGTACCCGGGTTGGTTGGCGGCATTCGCTTGTGCAAAATTTCTTGAATTCCCCGACTTATCATTCCACTGAGAGACCGTAGACCCGTTAAGCGTAACGGTGCTGGCAGCAGCAGCATCAAGCCATAGGGCCGTAGTGATCTGTGCGGGGGTCCATAAATCTCCCGCACTTACTGCGCTTGATTTATATCTAAATCGGCTTCGAGAGCGCGACACCGGAAACATTAATAACCCTCTCCGGGAATAATGTGTACGGATCCAGTGCCAGACGCAGTGATATACGCGACGTGCGTATCGTCTTGGCACTTGCTAACGCTAATTTGAGAGTTAGGCAGCAACGGATAATCTGCGGTTGATGCAGTAATGCCAGCATTACCTACACGAACGTAAGCAATAACCGATGCGGACAAATTAGTGAATACTAGCGCCTTGCTTCCAACACCAATAACGCTAGATGCGCTGGCAGTGCTTGGCGCAACTGTAATACCACGTGTGTAACTTGGCTCAAAAGATGCTTGAACAGACATTTTATTCTCCAGTGTCTACTTGCTTGATTTTCTCAAGCAAAGTTTCTAAGCTCCACCGCTTGTCGACTTTAATTCCTAGTGCTTCAGCCTTTTGCGTCAGGGCTTCTTTCGTTGCATCAGTATAATCTGAAACCTCCGAAACTTCGCTTTTTGCTTCGTCTGTAGTCAGATGCCAGCCGTCTTTAATTGCCTGCGCAATCTCGCACTCATCAACAATGATGAAAGCAAAAGTAGAGCCGTGAATCTCGTGTTGTCCTGGGTGCTTATACAGCATTGTTGGAGACTTCATTTCTTACCTTTCTTGGCCGGTGCCTTGCTTGGCTTTCCGGCTTTCAATGCCGCAGTTCTTGCAGTGCTTAACGCAACGGCAATTGCCTGCTTTTGAGGCATGCCGCTTTTCATCTCTTTGCTAATGTTAGCCGAGATTGTCTTTTGAGAATAACCTTTTTTCAATGGCATGCTTACCCCCTAAACAAAAAATGAGGAGGGTTTCCCCTCCTCACTTAGTTTTTACGACTGACCGAATAGGATAATTCCGGACATTTCGGGCTGCTTATTCACAACGCCGAACAGGGTATCCAGACGGTACTTAACGCGCATGGTGTTGATGTCGTATTGCTTCTGCATGACCAGCTCAATACCCTGATCAGTAGTTGCACGCATGACAGCCGCACCAGCGTCCGCAGGGACTGCATAACGACCCGGCAGAATCTCCAGCGCGTCTTTTTGCCAGAACGGATTAACGTAAGCGGCAGCAGTATTCAGGAAGGTAATTGCTGCGCCGTTTGCGGGCGTGGCAGTTACGTTCTTGTACTGAAGTTCCGCATCAGTTGAGCCGCCGCCTGAAATGATCGGCGGGGAGATGGTAACAACGCCAGAGCCGCCCGCGCCAGACACGATTGCAGTGATACGGAAAGTCTTGAGCTGCCCGGTGTCCTGCTTAGTGATGGCATGAACTGCATTGACTCCAAGAATGGTGAATGCATCGCCGACTTTAACGGTGCCAGAACCTACTGCAATGGTAAGGTTTTGATAGCGGTTATCGACGTTCGCCACCTCGCCGGTGCCAGCGGTCGAGGTTGCGCGCGGCGTGAAATACTGGTTTGCGCCATTGACAGTAACGCTAACGCCAGCAGCAGCGGTAAGGCGGGTGGCGTAATCCATCTTGAATGTATCAAAGCTGGCCACGGTGCCGACAAACGCTTTTTCGTAGGCGGTGACAGGCTTGCCCTGCATGGTCTGACGACCGGCAAGATTAGACGCCATGCCGTTGTAATCACGAGTTGACAGAGCGAGATAACGATCAAATGGCTGAACACCAATTTCGTTCATGGATGATTCAGCAAGTGCAACGTCATCAAAGCCGGAAGCTGCTGCGGTACGCTTCACAACCAATGTACCCTGATTGGCGGCGACGGTCATCAGCGAGGTATTGATATCGCTAGCGAGCTTTTGTTTTGCCGAGTCGCCGAGACGACCTTCTTGCAGACTGTCGCGCAGCTCGGAAGCTGTCAGAACCCAAGGAACCGAACGACTGAAACCAATAGACGCAGGAACAGAAAGCTGGATAAAATCTTTAAAGTTGGACGTCATATCAGTACCGCTAAACGACTGCGCGATGTACGGCATAGGACGCCAGATGACGTTATTTGTGCGTTCCATCATGGTCTGATCGGTGTTATAGATCGACACATTACGGGACAGCACCAAAGCATCCTGAAAGCCTTCAAGGATGTTCTCGAACGCGACGCGTTCTTCTTTGGAAAATGCATTAGCCATGATGGGCTCCTAAATTAAAAATCATTTTGATGCTGCACGCTTTTGCGCCTTGTACTGGATGACCTTGGTCATGTTGCCAGTACGGGCAGCTTCTTCGCGCAGCCGTTCGAGGGTTGAGTCCACCGCCCCAGAGACTCGGCCAGTTCCTGACACGATTCTTTCGGGCGGCGGGGCTGCCTTGCGGTTGGTAACTTTCAATTCTTTCTCCAGTTTCGCTACCGCAAAGGCAAACTTTACGGGGTCTTTGATGGCGGCCAGCTCTTGCGCCTTCTTGGGGTTCTTTCCGAGTGCGTAGACGACGAGGGCGGGGTTATCCGCACCTTGCAGCATGATGCCTTGCTGGGTGACGTTGAACAGCTCCTGGGCCACGGCCTCGGCGTCGTCAAAGTCTTTGACTCGCAGCTCGGCTTTCGCCTTGCCGTAGCCATCCAGTTTGGCTTGCCAGGCTTTCTGCTGATTCATAACTTCAGCTTCTTGCTTGGCGTTGGCGTCGTCGGCTTGTCGCTTGCGCTCAAACCAAGTGGCCAATGCTTCCTCGAATCTGTCGGCGTCGTAGTCGTGATCTTCTAACTTGGGCTTGGCCCCTAGCACGACCGGCTTGGTCTCAGTCTGTGCGGTGGTTTGCAGCTTGGTTTGGAGTTCGCGGTTTTGGCGCTGGAGTTCTCGGTTCGTCTTGCGTAGCTCTCGGACCCATTCGGGTGCGTGTGCTGGTTCTTCGGGAGGTGGCGCGTCCTCACCAATGGAGACTACAACCTCGTCGGACTCTGCGCTGTCGTCTTGGGCTTGGGCCTGCTCTCCGTCGGCTTGCGCCTCGGGCTGCTCGGTGTCCTCGTCCTCGATGACTGCGGTGTCGTCGTTCGTGGTGTCGTCGTCCTGTTCTGCCTGTGTGTTCATCGTTGACCCTGTGAAACTCACCCATTGAAACGGCTGGGTGGATACCGTTGATTACATTGTCGCCCGTTTTCGTTTAACTTACAACAGACTAAATCTGTTGCTGAACGGCGCCGCCGATTTCCTTGGCCAGGTTTATCGCATGGTCTTGGGAATCCATGTCGATGTTGGCCAGGGTCTCGACCGTTTTGGCGCGGCTTAGTTCGGCGTCGGCTAAGGTCTTGACGGTGCTGGCGCGGGCCTGGGCTGCTTTGGCTGTGGCTTCCTCGGCGGCGGCTTGCAGGTAGACGGCGTTGGGGTCTTGCGGCTGGCCTTGCATTTCGGCCATGAGTTCTTGGGCCTCGTCGTCGGTGGGCTTGACCACGCCCATGCGCAGGAGCTTCTTGCGGAAGTAGGCGTTGGCGTCGCTGATGCCCTCGCCCTCCATGTTCATCATGGCCATGGCCGTGATAACTTGCTGGGTCTCTGGGTCTGCTGTGATCTGGAGCATTCCGGTCAGGGCGCGGACTGTGGCCTCGCGCTTGCTGGTGCTGGATGGGCCGACCTCGGCCACGACGTCAAAGGTGGCGGAGCTGAGGTCGTTTTGCATGACGACTTCTCCGGTTTCCTGGTCGATGCTGGGCTGCATGAGTTCGACCATCCCGGCTTGGCCAGTTGGGGCGATGGTCTTCATTTTGCGCTTGTCTTCGATGTAGACCTCTTTGGCCATGGAGAGCCAGATCTCGCCGCAGCGTTTCATGCCCTTGGCGAAGTTGCTCATGTAAATAAAGGCCTGCATGTCCACGCGAGTTTGGATCATCTCGACGGCTTTGCCTGACATTCCGCTGACCATCTTGTCTGCGCCCTGGGGATTGCCCAAGATGTCCTGCATGTCGGTTTCGGTGATCTGCAAGAGCGCGGCCATGGCCGGTGGGATGTTGGGGGCGCGGGTGTAGGCGACTGGACCCGACACGGCCTGGTTGCCGTTCTGGTCGGTGATCGGGTTGATCAGCAAATACGGGTAGTCTTTGAGGTTGTCCTCGGACCACATAACCTGGTGTCCTGCGACCTGCTCGGGCGTGAGGATTGGCTTTTCCACCGACGACAGTGCGGAGATCTCGCCCAGCTTGGAGAGCTGCATGTTCTTGAGACGCTGGGCATCTTTGGCCAAGCGGACGTGACCCATGCAACGCTCGATGTTGTCCACAAACCAACGCTTGCCGTACACGACCACGATGGGGATGCACTTGCCTGCGATGTAGCCTGCATCCTCCAAGACCCTGCCGCCGGACATGATGTATTTATGCACGCGCTTGCGCTTGACGCGCTTCTGGCGGATCTCGACCGTGCCGATGGCGGCGAGGGTTTCTTCTAGGGTTTCATCGTTGGCGAAGTCGGCCTGGGTGTAGCGTTCTTCCTCGCCTGCGATGTTCCGGAAGATGCGGATGGTCTCGGTCTTTTCCTCGACCTTGTAATACTCAGCCACGAACACGACGTCAGGGGTGCACCAGTCAAACTCGTACTGGTGGATGATCTTGGGCCAGCTTGCTGGGTCGTCTTCCCAGGTGTCTTTGTAGGCCTGGCGGGTCATGCTGGTGACGACGTAGCAATACTTGGCGTCGGACTTGTCCTGGCGCTTGGCCCCGAGGTCGAAGAACACTGAGCTGTCAGCGTCGAAGATGGGTTCGATCCTGATGCGCTGGCGGTCGTCTTCGTCGTTCTCCTCGTCTTCGTAGGCTGTGCGCAAGCGCCATGCGCCGATGCCGCCGCCGACTGCTTCCTCGAATGCGTTGTCGTAGGCCTCATCTGCGACGGATGCCTGCTCGTCTGCACGATACAGACCGTCGCAGACCTCGGCCAACTTGTCGTTTTCCTGGCCGTCCTTGCTGACGTAATCGACCGTGATGCGGTTGTTTCGGTATTCGTTGACCACGCGAATCACGGCCAGCATGATCTTGTTCACCTCGAACTTGGGTTTGTTCTCGTACTGATCCAAGAGTGGGCCTTCCCACTGAGCGCCTGCTAGGGAGTAGAAGCGCCGGTCTTGGAGGCATTGCAGGCGCTCGTCTCGGAGGGCTGTCTGTACGTCGTCAAACTGCGCCAGGGCTTCTGCGTGAAGGTTGGCGAGGCGTTGGTCGTTGCTCATTCGGGTCATGTTGGTTCCTCAATTTGTGCGGATTATCTCACCGTGCTTAAAAAATCACCACTTCTTCAAATTTGGTAAAGGGACGAATGATTGCTGCTTGTTTGCCGGTAGGCGCTGCACCAGGTTGATGGCGTCGAACATTGGGTCGAGCTGGTCATCGTGTGCACCAGACGGAAAAGCGGCCACCTCGGCCAGAAAGTCTGACAGCCATGGCGCATCGTGGGGCAGCAGGATGTTGCCGGATTCGATGAACGGGGCTGCGTCATAGCCTCGGCTGATCTTGTCTTTGTTGCGCTGCACGGCCACCACCGGGATGCCCTCGCGTCGGAAGGTCTGGATCAGGCCGGTGCCCGATACCTTGTCCTCCACGTACATGCCGCGCATGGCAGAGCCTTGGGCCACAGGCCGCTGGTCGTTCAGGTGCTTGAGCCAGAAGGCCCTAGCCTGCACCAGCAGCTCGGGGGCCTCCCACTTGCCGCGAACCTGGTCGAGCTTGACCGCCTGGCCAATGCTTGAGCGTGCCCAGCACTGCAGCACCGTCCAGTCATTGTGGTCGGCAGTCTTTTGGGCTGTGTCCACGGTCAGAAAACGAAACTCAAGCTGCGGGATAGTTGACCAGAACTTGAACCAATCAGTATTGATGATGCCGCCACCTCGGGGTGCTGGCCGCTGCTGAAGCTGTCCGGCTGTGCCGTAGGTGCCCAAAGTCTGCTCCAACTCGGTGACCTGCACCTCACCAAAACGCTCTGGGAACATCAATTCGCCTTCCTCGGTGCGCGGGTCTGTCCAGCCGATGCTGGTGCTGCAGCGGAAAGCGGGTTCAAAGCGCATCGGAATGTTCAGGTGCACGTAAGGCAAACCCATTTCCTTGATGACGCCGGAAATGTCCTTCTCGTTCAGGCGCTGCATGATTACCACGATGGCCGACTTGTCGGAGTTGACACGGGTCGGAAGGGTCTCAGTGAAGGCAATGCGTGCAGCCTCCAGTTTGGCTTGGCTGTTGGCATTGTCGGCGCTTATCGGGTCATCCAAAATAACCCTATCGCCGCGCACGCCGGTCATACTGGTAAACGCTCGGGCCTGCCGGATGCCCTTCTTTGTGTTGCCAAACTCGCGCTTTCCGTCCAGATCGGACAGCAGCTCAATGGGCCAGAGTTGCTGATACCACTCGGACTTGATTAAGTCACGGCAGCGCCGGCTGTCACGGATGGCTAACTGCTCTTCATGGGCCGTGCCAACAAAGCGCATCTCTGGCAGGTTTCTTGGCCCCCACTCCCAAGATGGCCAGATCACGCCGGTCAGTAGGGACTTCATGGAGCCTGGCGGCACATTCATCAACAGACGGGTGATGTCGCCCTTGGTAACTGCCTCCAAGTGCAGGCAGATGGCGTCGAGCGCCCAACCCCATTTCAGTTCGGCAGCCGGTTCAAGCACGCGCCAGGCACGCTTGGCAAACTCAGCCAGGCTTCTCCTGCACAGCTCGCGCTCAACGGCCAGAAGGTCAGCTTGCGTCAGTTGCATCTTTTGCGGCCATGATCTGCGCCAGCACATCTGTGGTCAATTTGCTGGCATCAATTGTCTGTTTCACATGCAATGGATTTTCTTTGTCGCCAGCCAACTCCAGCCTGTCGCCATACCTTTTGGGGGCCAACTTGGACAGCAGCCATTTGCGGGTGTCGATCTGGACCTTCTTGTCGGCCACTGCACCCGAGTCCGTGCCGCCTGATTCGGTCAAGCCCACTGGACGGTCGGCAATGTCGAGAAGGTCGCTAGCCATCATCTCCAGCAAGTCCTCACGCGCACGCGCATAGTCTGCGGCCAAGGCGGGGTCAGCGTTGAGCCAATCGTTGAAGGTGCTTTGATTGACCCCAGCGGCTTTGCAAGCCTTGAAAGCACTCAATCCACTGCGCATTCCTTGAAGCACCAATGCACTGATCTTGGCCCGGTCTTCACTGCCTGGCTTTGTTGGCTTTGCTGCTTTTGTTTTGTGGGTTTTCGTGGTCATGCTGCATTGTCCTTCATGTTTTGGATTCGCGCCAGTTTCATGGCATCTTTGAGGTCGAGGCGGAGTTGCTCGTTTGCGGCTTGCTCGTCTTGCAGCCGAAGATAGCACTCGGTCGCAAACTTGGCCAGGGTGTCAAGCTGCCAGGTCTTGAAGTCTGGGGTTTCTCTTTGTTTGGTCATTTAAATCTGCCTGTGGATAACTTTTTTGATGGTTAGCTTGGTTGGTTGGTGTCAGTTCTCGCTGCATCGATAGGTAACAGGTAACCCCCCTAAAGGGGGGTGTTACCAAAAGTTACCCTAAATCGCTGTTTTTGCCCAAGGTAACAGTTACGTTTTTTTACGTTACAGTTACCAGTTACCGACTTAATTCCTGTGGATAACTTGTGGATAACTTTGATCATGGCATTGATTTTCGGATCAGCATTGCGCTGGCCTGAACTTGGTCGATGACAATCCAGCCATGCTCAAAGGCCTCGATAATTTGTGCTGTGAGAAGGTCTGCGATGGGTTTTCCTGGCACGCTTGGCTTGATGTATTGCTTGGCCGAAGCCTTGCTGACGGCAAGTTTTTGCACCAAATAGTCTGTCATTGCCGAGCGGCTGAGGTAGGGTAAACCATTACGCTCTTCGGCTCCTGATGCCCACCATGCGTTTTCAAATGTCTTGCGGTGGGTGTCGATCTTGCTGTCCTTTTTGCTGGCCTGAGCGGGTGCTGAGGCCTCCACAACGACTGCGCTGGTGACTTGCTGGTCGTCTTCATCGCGCCAGCCTGGGATCTCGACTGTGTGAAGTTCCACGAAAACGGTCTCGGCAAGTTCTGCGTCTTTGCTCTTGCGCTGGACGATTTGCATGGGCTGGTCGTCTTTGCCTGGGATGATGCTGATCTCGATGTCCAGAGCACCTCGCCATGCGCTTGAGCCTCGCGCCCTATGCTGGGCTTCGTCTGACACGCCTGTGTGGTGCACCAAGATCACCGAGCAGTTGAATTTCATCATGAGAGCATTGCATGCGTCCAGCATGGTCTTGGCATCTTGAGCGCTGTTTTCGTCTCCAGCCAAGAATCGGTGCAGGGTATCGACCACGATCACGCTAGGTCTGTCTTTCAGCATCCTGACCTGCTCGACCACTTTGAGGTATCCGGTCGGGGTGTTGAGGTCGCAGCCATCTTTGGAGAGCCACATGTCCAGTTTGCCTGCTTTGTGGTGGTGCTTCCAAGCTGCCACCCTGCCGCGCAAACCGTGGTGGCCTTCACCGGCCAGATACACCACGTTGCCGTTCCTGACCTTGTGGCCTGCCCAGTCTTCTGTTCCGCTGGCCATGCGCAGGCACCAGTCCAAGACCACGAATGTCTTGCCGCCGCCGCTGGGACCGTGGACCATGACCAAGGCCTGAGACTGGATCCACTTTTTGACCAGCCAGCTGATGGGGCTGGGCTGTGCGCAGAAGTCGTCGGCTGGGATGAGCCAGTCATCGTGGGAGGGCATGAGAAGGCTGGCCAGGTCATTGCCTGCTTGGGCGTAATCGTTGGCATCACCGAGGATCGGAGGCATCACCATGCGGGCGCCGTATTTGGCGCTGGCCTGTTCTGCGTAGCGTTGGCCAACACCGCTTTGGTCATGGTCTGCGACGATCACGATGTCTTGAGTTGCTCCGTACATTTCCCTGAGTGTGCCAGTGACCGGCACCAGATTGCTGGCGCTGTATGCCACCACGACTGGTCTGTCGGTGGTTTCATGGATTGTGGCTGCCGTTGCGAATCCTTCTGCCACGAACAATGTGCCAGGCTCATCTAGTGAGCCTACCATCCAGAATTTGCCGCCTGTTTGACCGCCTGGGTGGTAAAGCTTTCCGCCTTCGTGGTCGATGTACTGCAAGGTGGCCAGAGTTCCGTCTTCATCGTAGAGTGGCAGCACCAGCCGACCATCTCCGGTGATTCTTGCGCCATGTGTTTGAATGCCCTTCTTGGCCAAGTAGGGATGCTCGGCATTTGCTGGGTTGGCTGTTGTCCAGATTTTCTCGACTGTGTCGCTGGCCACTTGGTGCTGTCGCTCCAGTGCTGCATCGCGTAGGGCTTTGGCCTCGCTAAGGCGCCGGGCGTGGGACATTTCTTCGGCCTGGGTCAGTTTTCGTCCTACATCTGCACGCCATGTGACCTCGATTCCTGAGCGCCAGCAACCAAACCGACCGGCTGGGATGCCATCACCAAACACCAGATACCAACCAGGCTTGTCACCATGTCCTGGTGATCCTTTTGTGCCTGATCGGAATCGATGAATCTTTCCATCCATCAGGATTTCATCTGGTGGCTGAAGGCCTGCTGAACGCATTGCATCAATGAGCTGCGCCTCTGGTGGTGCGACGAGTTTTTCTGGTGGTGGAGCCCAAGGACCACCTAGCACTTTGGAGAGGTCAGCCATGTGATGCCGCCTACCTGGTGAGATAGTCGCTCAGCGCTTTGACCGTCTCATACAGGGGCTTTGATTCCTCTTGCATGAACCTATAAACCGTAGCCGGATGGACACCGGCATTCTCTGCCACCCTTTTTATATTGGCATCTTCCAGCCGTTTCTTGATCTGCTCAACAGTCATCATAATTTGCACCTCTGAAAATATTTTTACGGGAACGCTTGCACTATACCCGATTTATGGTTTATGATTCGATCACACCACAAACAGATTCCCTGACAGTGGTGCAAACAAAGAAAAGGAGAGCCAAATGGCTATCAATTTGAAATCGACCGGCAGTTTGTCTGCCAATGGTGTGAAGTTGCTTGTGTATGGTGCTGCGGGTGCTGGCAAGACTACGCTTGTCAAAACCCTGCCTAATGTGATTGTTCTTAGTGCCGAGGGTGGCCTGCTGTCCATCCAGGATGCTGACCTGCCTTACATCGAAATTACAAGCATGGACGATCTGCGCGAGGCGTTTAGCTGGTGCAAGGATTCCAAAGAGGCCGCTGCCTTTGAGTCGGTGGCACTGGACAGCATCTCGGAAGTGGCCGAGGTTGTACTGCATCACGAAATGAAGAAGTCCAAGGATGGCCGCGCTGCCTATGGTGAAATGAACAGCACCATGCAAGAGCTGATTCGGGCCTTCCGTGATCTGCCTGGCAAGCATGTGTTCATGAGCGCCAAGCTGGAGAAGTCCACCGACGAAATGGGCAAGATGCTTTACAACCCAGGCATGCCTGGCAAAAGCCTGACCCAAGGCCTGCCTTACTTCTTTGATGAAGTGCTGGCGCTGCGTGTTGAGCGTGATGCCGAGGGTGTGACCCAGCGTGCGCTGATGTGCGACTCGGATGGCCTGTGGCTGGCCAAGGATCGCTCGGGCAAGCTGTCTGGCTGGGAAGCCCCAGACCTGGGCGCGATTATTGCCAAGATCGGGGGCAAAGCATGAAAGTCAAAATCACAGCATACATCCACTACCTCAAATACTCGTGGGACGACGAGGGCAAGTTCAAGGTTTTTAGTTTTAAGTTTGACGACGACGACTCCCGCACTTACGTCGGAGAGCAAGAGATCGAGGTCGAAGTGCCAGACAACTACGACCCACGCGCACAGCAAATTGCCGCGCTGGAAAAGCACAAGCAAAAGGTGATGGCCGACTTTCAAAGATCTGTGGATGGCATCAACGAAAAAATCAGCAAATTGCAAGCACTGGAGTACACAGCATGATGCAGCCCGACCTGAAAGAACTGTCGCGCCAGTGGTTGCAGCACAAGTTTGACGAGGAGCTGGCCACGACTGAGCGCCGCAAGATCGAGGACCAGATTGTCAAGCTGTTGGCTGTGGCCGAGAACTTCGAGGGTACTAAGACTGCGGAGCCCGAGGGCTTTGTGGTGAAAATCTCTGGCCGCATTGACCGCAAGGTCGATGGTGAAAAGGTGCAGGAGCTGGCCGCCGAGTTTGGTTTGAAAGACCATTTGGCCAAGCTGTTCCGCTGGAAGCCCGAACTGAACATGGCGATCTGGAAGGCGACAGACTCAACGATCACTGGGCCTTTGGCCGGTGCTATTACGGCCAAGCCTGGCCGCCCATCTTTCAAAATCATCCCCAAGGAGTAGATCATGAACATTGACAATTTGACTTTTGGCCAACTTAAAGAGATTTCGGCCATGTTTTTCAATCAACAACCCGCCAAGAAAGATCATCCTTTCGTTGGCAAATACGTCATCGCCCGTTGCTATTCCGCTGGCGTTCATGCTGGCGAAGTCGTTTCAGCAGATGGCGAAGAAGTCATCCTCAAAGATTCCCGCCGTTTGTGGTCTTGGAAAGCCAAAGATGGTATTGCCCTTTCTGGCGTAGCTCAAAATGGCATCAAGTCAGACAGTAAAGTTGACACCATGAACCCGCTCATTTCGTTGACTGGTGTTTGTGAATTGATTGTTTGCAGTGATATTTCAAAGGCATCAATCAATGCCTAAGCAAAAACACTTTTTAAGTGGCTATGGCTCTGGCTATGGCTCTGACTCTGGTTCTGGCTCTGGTTCTGGCTCTGGTTCTGGCTATGGTTATGGTGATGGCTCTGACTCTGGCTATGGTTCTGGTGATGGTTATGGTTCTGGCTATGGTTATGGTGATGGCTCTGACTCTGGCTATGGTTCTGGTGATGGTGATGGTTCTGGCGATGGCTATGGCGGTGGCTCTGGCTATAGCTCTGGTTCTGGTTCTGGTTCTGGCTCTGGCTCTGGCTATGGCTATGGCGATGAAAATTAAGTTAATTTTTTTTGGAGTAAATCATGACTTTTTTAAACGAAGAATTCAACGTCAACGAACTGCCTCAGGGCACTGGTGGAAACTTTGACCCGCTGCCAGCTGGTTGGTACACGGTGACGATCACGCAGGCCGAGCTGAATGACACGAAGGCAGGGAACGGCCAGTACATCAAACTGCGTTATGACATCACCGGCCCGAGCCATCAAGGTCGTGTGGTGTTTGGCAATCTGAACATTAAGAACGCCAACCCCAAGGCCGAGGAGATCGGTCGCCAGCAGCTCGGCGAGGTCATGCGTGCGATTGGGCTGGCAAAGGTGACGGACACTGACCAGTTGATCGGTGGCCAGATCGCCATCAAGCTGGGAGTGAAGGAAGACGCGCAGTACGGGGCGAGCAACGAGGTCAAGGGCTTCAAGTCTGTGTCTGGCAGTGCAGCGCCAGCTGCCAGCGCACCGCCATTTGTAAAGCAGGCCAAGGCTGCTCCGGCAGCGCCTGCCAAGGCCGCACCGCCTTGGGCTAAGAAGTAAGCGAAAAAAATGCCCAGGCTGTTGAAGGCCTGGGCAAATTCTCAAAGGAGAGACAACATGAAGATTCCCGAGTCAGAGTATACCATCCAGTCTTTAATTGACAAGCACCACGAGGAGCAGGCCGAGGTGCCACGCCCTCACATGGGGGCCAGTGGCCTGGGCCACCCTTGTGACCGCAAACTGTGGCTATCGTTTCGCTGGGCTGTGCAACCAACATTTCCTGGCCGCATCCTGCGATTGTTTCGCCGGGGGCACCAGGAGGAACCGAATATTATTTCTGACCTGCGTGCGATCGGCATGGATGTGCGCAATGTGGTGAGCCAGTACCGTGTTGACTTTGGCAGCCATGTCTCTGGAAGCCTAGATGCCATCATCGACTCTGGCATACCTGATGCCCCGAAGACCAAGCATGTGGCCGAGTTCAAAACGCATAGTAAAAAGTCTTTTGATGACCTGGTGAAGCATGGCGTGGAGAAGTCGAAGCCTGAGCATTTTGTGCAGATGCAGGTTTACATGGCCGGCACACAGATTGACCGTGCTTTGTACCTGGCTGTCTGCAAAGATGATGACCGGATTCACACCGAGCGCGTGAAGTTCGACAAGGATGTGGCAGGCAAGGCCATTGCGCGAGGCCAGCGCATTGCCCTGACTGACCGGATGCCCGAGCCGCTGAACGCCGATCCGAGTTGGTATCAGTGCAAGTTCTGCGACGCGCACGAGTTTTGCCACCAGACCAAGATAACCAAGCACGTCAATTGCCGCACCTGCGCGATGGCCACCCCGTTGTCGGACTCGACCTGGCACTGCGCCAAGTGGGATGATGTGATTCCGGTCGGTGCACAGCGTACCGGATGCGAGGGTCATGTCCTGCACCCTGATCTGGTGCCGTGGCAGCGCAAGGATGGGCCGGACAATTACATTGCCGTGTATGAGATCAATGGCACGAATGTAGCAAATGGAGATCCTGAGATCGAGGGCGTGTTCAGTTCGCGTGAGCTGCTGGCCAATGCTTCTGCCTGCGCGGATAAGGGCTGGACGCAACTGCACGATATGCGAAAAGAGTTTGGTGGAAGGGTGGTGGGTTGATGCTGCGTGAATACCAACAGCGCACCATCGACCAGCTGTATGCCTGGTTCGAGTCTGGTGGCTTTGGCAATCCCTGCCTGGTGCTGCCGACTGGATCTGGCAAGAGTCACATTGTGGCCGCGCTGTGCAAGGACGCCTTGCAGAACTGGCCCGAGACCCGTGTCTTGATGCTGACCCATGTCAAGGAGCTCATCGAGCAAAACGCCGAGAAGATGCGCCAGCACTGGCCTGGGGCTCCAATGGGGATTTACAGCGCGAGCATTGGTCGCAAGGACTTGGGGGAGCCAATCACGTTTGCTGGCATCCAGTCGGTGCGGAGCAAGGCGCGAGAGCTAGGACACATCGACCTGGTGATCATTGACGAGTGCCACCTGGTTAACCACAAAGACGAGGGCGGCTATCGCAAGCTGCTGGCCGAACTGAAGGCAATCAACCCAAACCTGCGCGTGATTGGCCTGACGGCCACGCCATACCGCTTAGGCCATGGTCTGATAACCGACAAGCCTGCAATGTTTGATGACCTGCTGACGCCTGTGAGCATCGAAGAGTTGATCTTCAAAGGCTACCTGTCAACGCTGCGCTCGAAAGTCACCAAGGCCAAGCTAGACACAAGCGGTGTGCACAAGCGCGGGGGCGAGTTCATCGAATCTGAGCTGCAAGCCGCGGTGGACACGGACGACAAGAATCAGGCTGTGGTGCGCGAGGTGGTGGCCCTGGCTGGTGAGCGCAAGGCGTGGCTGTTTTTCTGTGCTGGTGTGAAGCACGCGCAGCACGTTGCCGAAGCCCTGCGCCAGCAGGGGGTGGCTGCTGAGTGTGTGACTGGTGAAACCCCGAAGAAGGAGCGCGAGCGCATCCTGACCGACTTCAAGGCTGGGCGCTTGCGTGCGCTGACCAATGCCAACGTGCTGACCACCGGGTTTGATTACCCCGACATTGATGTGGTGGTGATGATGCGCCCCACCATGAGCGCCAGCCTGTACGTGCAGATGGCTGGCCGTGGCATGAGGGTCAAGAGCCACACCGATCACTGCCTGGTCCTCGACTTCGCGGGGGTGGTTGAGATGCACGGCCCGATCACGAATGTGCAGCCACCGAAGAAGTCGAGCAGCGATGGTGAGGGCGAGGCACCAGTGAAGGTGTGCGGCCACTGTGGGGAACTGGTGCACATCTCGGTGATGCTTTGCCCTTCATGCGGTGAGCAGTTTCCAGAGCCAGTAAAAAAATCAATGGTGTTGCGAAATGACGACATCATGGGTCTGGATGGCCAAGAGTTGGAAGTGACGAGCTGGACATGGCGCAAGCACATCAGCAAGGCCTCTGGCATTGAGATGCTGGCCGTGACCTACTACGGTGGCCTAAGCGACACACCGATCACCGAGTATTTGCCGATCATGCATGAAGGCTATGCAGGCCAGCGTGCAATGAGCCAGCTTCTGAGCATTGCCAACAGCGCCAGCATTGCGCCTGGTGGTTTGAATGTGCAGACGCTGTTGGAGATGGCGCAAAACATGAACAACGCCACTCCGCCCAAGCTGATTGAGTATCGAAAGGATGGTCGCTTCTATCGTGTTTTGTTGAGAAAGTGGTAAAATGTTTGCGTCAGGCCCGGCCAGGCTTGCATTGCTCTAACCAATGCTTACTGACACCATCACTTAACCGTTAGAGGGTTGTCAAATGAAATTCTGCAAAAAATGCCAATGCGAAACTGAGCGTTACGCAAGTGGCGGCTGTAAAACATGCGTGAAAAAATACGCTACCGAAAGACGATTGGCTAACCCAGAAA